CGGGTTGGTCTGGGTAGACCGTGTGTGAGATTCCGTTGGGCTTGAGCATCACCATTCTTTTTTGAGGTCGAGGAACTTGGCCATCTCTGCACGGAAGTCGTCAATCTCTCCGAGCGTCATGTCCTTGAATTCGTTTCCGCGTAGGCGGGTGGCGATGTCCCACGCGAGGTCTGCGCCTTTGGTGCTTTTCTTTTGCATCGTGTTTAAGGTTTTCACAGGTTCTGTTTTTAAGACATACGAGCTTCGTACTCCTCGACCCATCCTTTGAGCTCACGAACAAAAAGAAGCTCGAATATGCAGGCGTTCTCCACTGTCATCTCCTCCTTTGTCCATTGGGTAGAAGGCTTGCGGTTCATGGTTTCCAAAACCTCTTTGATTTGAGAGGTTGTCATTCCAGAGATGCGGGTCGAAAGATTTGGGCTCATCGTGTTGTGTGTTTGTGTTTCGTTCATGTCCCAAAGGTAAGCAAAACTCTTTTCAGTTTCCAAGCCTTCTCAAAAGTTTTTTTTCATTCACGAAAAAAGCCCCCCGACGTTTCGGAGGGCTCCTTACCTGATGAATGAAACTATTTGCTTTCGAAAAAGCTCAAGCACAACGGGGTCACACCGACCCCGCACAAAACGATGCCCTCCCAAGATAGTCCAAATTCATGTATCTGCCAAAGAGCCTCTAAGACAATTGCGCCCCCGATGGTTCTTTTGGCACTCCACCGACGCAGGTCTCCCTTCGTCTTGAATATCTCTGTTACGTCAAGGCGAGAGACGAGAGCGAGCCACGGGTTCACCACGCCTTGCTTCACGTTGCCTCTCGGACTTCCCATACGTAGTCGTCTCTGCGTTCTGTGACGCGTGCCCACCATCCACCCAGCCGAGGGGTAGCGAAGTTCCTCTCGGTAGCCCACCCCGCGAACCTATCTCCCAGCTTCTTGTATGAGCCAAGGCGTAGGTGGTGAACAGTCCTTTGCTCCAGCTTCATGCTTTGGGTGATGCGGTCAATCGTGACGGGCAGGTGCCACTTCTGGTGATCGTGCCCGCGCAGGATGAAGTCCGCATCGGGAAAGTCCTTCTGGTCGATGTCGGCTCCTAGGATGCCTTTCGAGCGTTTAGCCCCTCCCCCATATCCGTGGTGGTAGTTGATGTTGTACCTGCGACGGGCAGAGCCTCCCCGGTGCGTCTGCACCACGAGCCACCCGGCATACCCCCCGACCTCTACGTGCCCTCCGTTGGCGTTGATGATTTGAGCCACTCTGTCAATAGGTGAAACCATCATACGCTTCTCGATGTTCGTCTCGTGGTTGCCCTTGGAGATAAACTTGATGACGTCAGCGTACTTGGCGAGGTGCTCCCCTACGTCCTGGATAACCTCGTCGACATACACACACGACTTGTATTCGGGGCGCAACTCGGAGTAGTTACCGCGTGGGTCCCACTTGCCCTGCATAAGGTCGAAGAGGTCTCCAAAAATAAACACCCCGGCGTTAAGCTCTCGGGCTTCGTCGAGGTGTCGGAAGAGCATCGCGCGGTCGCACTTCATAGCGTCGAAGTGTACGTCGGAGATGAACAGGAAGTGCTTGGAGGCTTTGCGCTTTACGAGGTCGCAGTCGACGGCGTGCACCGTGCGGGCTTTGCGTTGTAGGTTCATGTGTCTACCCAGATTGAATTGGCGGGTTTGTTAGGATCCATATCGACGTGAATGTAATCGGCTCCTATCCCAATGCGATTGAAGCCCGCATCGAGCAAGGCTTCGAGCATAAGGAACCGACGGCGGTTGTTGGGGACGGCGATATCTGCCGCCCACCCCAGCAAGTGCGAAGACTTGGGAGACGCATGGTATCCCCGCTTCATCAAATCCCGGTTGTACTCGATAGTTCGGAAGCCCGAAGTGATGACCATAGGAAAGCCATATATGTCGCGTGCGATGTCCAAAGCCTGGACTACATCGTGCTCCATAAGTTCACCCGTACCTACTCGGTCGGGGCTGTCGAATTCGGATAGCTTAAACCACTTGTACATCAAATGCCTTTCTTCGCGAGTAGGAGCTTCAGCTCGTGGATGCCTTCGACGCATTCCTTGAGCATAGACTTGAGCTCGTGGTGGTCGCTTTCAAGACGGAACACCCGCCCCTTGAGCTTCGCTACCTCTGAGTTCAGGCTGACCCACACTCCGATGGCGGTCAATATAGATGGAACAAGCGTAACAAGTGCCTCGGTCATAGCAGGACTTTTGTATAAATTTTCACACCCTCCACTTCAATCTCTGCGAGGTAGATACCGCGGGCGGGGTTTGCCACCCTGCGCCCGGCCATATCGACGAGGACGGGACGGAGCCCCGCTTCTTCGAGCTGTCGTAGGGTAGGCGGTGCGAGCTCATTGCCTTCGCAGTCCGTGCCGTACACCATCAGAAAGCTCGCGAAGTCCGTGATGTCTACGTCCGCGTCGCCGTCCATGTCGCACGTACACTCCCCCTCCTTGCCTATCTCGCTACAGATAGCGAGGAAGTCTTCGAGCTGGATAACACCGTCCCCATTGAAATCGCCCATACAGGCAGCGTCGGGCTCTTCGATGGCGTCGAGGTAGTATTGATCTACGCAATAGTCGTAGATGCGTTCGGAGCTTGAGCCGTGAGGCCATCCCCAGTCCCAGTCTACGGGCTCCTCACCGAGGAAGTTCCACTCCCCATTGGGGCCGTAGGCTGAACGGTGGTAAGAGTACAAGGTGTCGGTTTCCGCGCCGCGCTCCACGTAGAAGTCGACACCGCAAACGATGTCTTCGTATTCGGAGTTATAGGTTCCTTGTGTCGTGGCGTATCCTGCGTGGCGGAAGAACCCGTTATAGCACCCCTCAATCAAACAAAACTCGTCGTGAGTAAAGAGCGGTTCATCGGTCATGCCGTCGGTGAAGCTGTCGTAGGTGTCGTCATTGCCCCAGCTACCACCACGGGCGTAGTATAGGGTGCCCGAAGCCCCCGAGCCGAGCATCCCTTCTCGATACACTTTCCATTGCTCCGACTCAGGCCAGTAGTCGTGCTGAATATCGATGTTCAGGACGGCGTGCGGCTTAGGCTCGTGGGCGAATGTGTTGACGTTGTTGTCGGGGTTGTTATCTCCTACAAGGAAGATAGAAGCCTCGCCTGCATACTCTCCAAAAAAATCGCCTTCCAAGGCCGGGCCTGTGATTGCCGCGATGGTTTGAGAGGGGATGTCCACCAAAGTATCCCACAGCTGCCCGTTCATAAATACGGAGAGGCTTACCCCTTCCGCGTCGATGTTCGTGTAATTGCTCAACCGCACCGTAGGCGTATAGTCCTCGTCGCACCTGTTGGTGTTGTTGATAGACAGCACACCCACGTCTAAGAGGTCGGGGTCGGAACAGAGACCCGACTGCCATACCGAGCTACGGCCTCCGTTGACGAGCATCATGTGCATACGCTCCACCTGTCCCGGCGTAAAGTGATCGCGGCAGTAGTGCTGCGTGTAGTCCATGTGGTTGGTGTAGTCGGCGGAAGAGCAGTAGGGCGACTCGCAGTTGAGGTTGGCCGAGGTAGGTGGGGTATCGCATACGAAGTCCCCTTGCGCTTGGCAGTCCGCTTCGGTCTGACCACATTGGCTGTTGTTGAAGGTGTGGTACAGGCCGCAGTAGTGCCCCAGCTCGTGGGTGATGACGCTGCTGTTTAGCCAGTCCGCTTTCATATAGACCCCATCCCAAGTGATATTCGCGGTGTTGTTGTTGACCCACGAGAAGCCAGCGATACCACTACCCACACTTGAGAAGACGTAGATATTACAGACGTCCGTGGCCGGAGTCCCTGCCATGTCGTTGGCCTGCATCGCTTGGTAGTAGAGAGGGTTGTCGTAGATAGGATGATCCGTCTCCAGGGTGTCGTGCTCGTTGTAGAAGTTCGTCTGGTGGCGGCACGGGATGATGTTCGTCCCAACCATCTGCTCTTGAAGGATAGCGAAAGCCTCCTCTACCTGCTCAGGTGTGGAGGCTCCATCGAAGACGTGGAAGGCGATAGGCAGGTACTTCGTAAAGTTGTCGGACTCGCGGTTTCCGTTGGTGCGGAAGGCGAGCCAGTTCTCAAAGTCGTGGTCTACGTGGGAACACTCCTCTCCGCACGTCTGACCCCATGCGGTGGCGTTAAAGAGAACAAGCAAAAAGGTTACAAGGTGCTTCATTTTTTAGGCTTTTTGTCTTTGGGTTTGTTGGTTTG